TATGCTCAAACAATCGGTTACCATTAATGGTCATCTCAACGGGGCCAGCAGTAAAAGTGCGCAAAGAATTAACGCGCATCTTTTCTGCATCACGGATCTCTTCCTTCAAAGAATTTCCGAATACCGCTATATAGTCATTTGACTTCAAGCGATCCCAATCGTCCTCCATGTATTGAGGGAACTCTTTCCAATCATCAAACATGGCACGCTTAGTAGCGTATTTCCGTATCCACGGAAAGCCTGGAGAGGTGGTCAGGTCAATACCCGGCAAAACCTCTTCCACAGACTTAACTCGTGAATTTTGCATGTGGGGGCCAAAATGGCGGCTGAGCATCTCAGCTGCACCATTCATGGCCAACACTTGCTTAGCATCCAAGGCCGGAACGTCCTTAGCATACTTAGCAAGTGAGATATATGCGGCTTCCCTATTAGGTTTAGGTAAGCCCCAACGAGAACGATCCACAGACTTCTCTGTGTCGTCCTCAAATTGGGCAACATGAATATCAACAGCACGGCGATTCCGTCCTACAAAGGATTTCGGAATTGAACCTACTACTGGAAAATAACGTTGCTTCAGCATAGATCTATGGAGCACACTACAGGCCGCTGCCCCAACAAAGCCCTGCTGAAAGGCTTGGGGGTAACGCCGCCAGAACTCCTGCCCCTCTTCAACAAGAGTAGGCAGGGCTGGCGGCATCACTGAAAAAGCGTACAACGCAATCGGGGGACCTCTTTCAAATGAGAGCGAATCTGCTCAATCACTTTGAGGGTCAACGGAATAAACCGATTGCAGTGTTGGCCACCACCAATGTGGATACCAACAAGAGCTCCATCCTCCACAGCATACACTCCTCCTCCACAAACCTTGAAGTCAGTTGGGGCATCATAAGTGCCATTACTTGTACAGTAACCAACTCCAAAGCTAGGATCAACCTCATCATTGGGAGTATACCCTATTTGAATCACGCGTTCAGCCTTCGGGGGGCGCATAAGAACAGGCTTGGAAGCAAAAGCACCATAAGAATGGTACATGCCCAAGTCTAACTTAGCACCATCATCATCCTTCAAAGGGATGACTTCACCACGAATCTGCGCGGATAAAGCGGAATTACTCACGCTACAGGGTTTACCCTCAACAAGAGAATGAAGGGGAACAAGAACTGCACCAGGAACAAGAGTACCTGAAGAAGTTTCTTCATTGGCATAGGCAACTTTAACACATGTTGACGCGAGCTCGCTATAAACGAACCGTTGCTTACCAAGAAGAGCTTCCTCAACAACTGGAAAATCTCTTTCACTGGCGTCCTTCAATTCCTCTCGATCCTTTTGACTATAGGATTTTGGGGTGATCTTCGCATGGCGCACAGCATTTCTGCGCGCTGCCACTTGCGAAGGGTCAGCTCGGACAGGGAACCATTTGAGGCCCAACTCGTGGACTTTTCGTCCAACACGGTCGGCACCCTCATAAAAATCGCGGGGATCATCTCGCATGATCCTCTCTTCACGACGTTCCCACTCATCCATCTCCTCATTACGATGTTCTTCACGATCAGCACTGAGATGGGAATCAATGTCTTCCTCAGACTCAAGATGCTCAAGACGTTTCTTCAACGGTCTATGAGTACGAGTAGGATACTTGACACGAATTTTAGACTTATTGCGATTACCACGAGGATTCCCATGAGAACCCTCTGGAATCGGCATTTCCGAGCTACCTGATACCACAGCTGCAACAGTAATAACTGCTGCTGCCGC